CCGACGAATATAGGTTCAAATGTATTTGGAAGTGTGACATTTACTGATAATCCAATAGACCCAGCAAACTTTTTACATACAAAAACATATGGTCAAGCTCCACAGAATACAACAATTACTGTAAAATATGTTGTTGGTGGCGGGCTTGCTTCAAATGTAAATCAAAATGATTTGACGAAAATAACCAATGTAGTTTTTACTATTGATGATGATGCTCTTGATCCTGACATTGTTCAACAAGCAAAGGATTCTATTGCGGCTAACAATCCAACAGCGGCTAATGGAGGAAGAGATGGTGAAAGTGTTGAAGAAGTTAGACAAAATGCTTTAGCAAATTTTCCAACTCAGCTAAGAGCAGTAACAAAAGAAGATTATATTGCTCGTACATATTCGATGCCTCCTCGATTTGGTCGAGTAGCAAAGGCTTACATTTTACCAGACGACCAATTAGCCGAATCTCCTGATACGGCTCCATTATCAGGGATTGATAGAGCAAGAATACCAAACCCGCTGGCTTTAAATTTATATTTATTAGGATATGATAATGGAAAACGACTTACGGTATTAAATAAAGCAATAAAAGAAAACTTAAAAGTTTATCTTGGTCAATATAGAATTTTAACAGATGCTGTTAATATTAAAAATGGATTTATTGTTAATATTGGTGTTAAATTTGATATTATAGTATTTAAAAATTATAATAAACGAGAAGTAATTTTAAATTGTATTAATAAATTAAAAGATTTTTTTGATATTGAAAAGTGGCAGTTTAATCAACCAATTATTTTAGCCGACATTCAAACTGAATTATTTGGAGTTGAGGGAGTTCAATCTGTTGTTAATGTTGAAATAACTAACAAGTGGAAAACGTCTGAAGGTTATTCTGGAAATATTTATGATATAAAGGGTGCTACAAAAGACGGTATTGTTTATCCGTCGCTTGACCCATGTATATTTGAAGTTAAATATTTAACTCAAGATATACAGGGGAGGGCATTATAATGATAAAATTAAAAAAGTTGATTAAAGAAGATTATAATAATGAAATGAAAATAACTATTACTCTCAATGGAAATGAAAATTCTATTATGAGTACTCTTGCATTTTTAAAAGTATTAGAATATAACGGTAATATTGGTCACAGCGCTATGTTTGGAATGTGGTTTGATGGAGATGGATCTGACCAATTTAAAATTACTGGAATATCAAAAGATATAGAAAAAGAATTAAAAGATAAAACTGAAACAAAAGAAAGTTATAAAAGTAATGGTAGTCTTGATTATGTGGTTTATCCAGATTAGGGAGTGGAATAATGATTAAATTAAAAGATTTAATAGTAGAAGCGAAAAAAGTAAAAGTTCCAAAATTTAAAACATCAAAACAAGTTAGTGATTGGTTGAAATCTATTCCTGCTAATGCTAAAGTAGATAGTGATATTTGGGATCCTGAAACTGGTGAAATATTTATGGAAAAGGGTGATACGAAAGCTAAATTGGGGAAAAAACTTGCTAAATCACGAACACTTGATTGGGATAAGTGGGATTCATTTACGTTTTATAATAATAGGAACGCTTCCAAACAAGAATTTGAAGAATATTTTAATGTTGTTTATAGAGACAATGCTAAAGATTTGACTGATGAAGATAAAGAAAGATTAATTCAAGGTGATTATGCATGGGATTATGATTATCCATCAAAAATAAAACGAAAAGATGGAAAAACATTTACTGAAAATGACAAAGAAAATATAGAACAATTTGGTGAGTGGTATGGACAATATGTTTTGTCTGGTGGTAACATTCATATTTCAGTAGAAATAGGTAAAAAAGTGGCTGAAGGCGAGCCACAATATATATAAATGGAGAATAACTGATGCACTATTTTTTATTTCCTAATAAGGATGCTACAATTTACGAGTCACACGTACATCAGAACGCGGGGTCTGATCAGATACTTGAGTTAGAAAAATTATTAATTCATACTCAAGGAGATGTCCCGTGGAATTCTCGGATACTAATTAAGTTTGATTTGGATACATTTTCTGCATCACTTTCTTCTGGTGATTTGAGTGGAAGTGATATGAGATATTATCTCAACCTTTATACTTCTGAAGCAGTAGAAATACCACTTGATTATACTGTATATGTTTATCCAGTAGGTTTAACTCCTGCTACAGCATCATATTCTTCATCCTTTGATAATATAAGTTCTGGAAGTCAATATATTATTTCAACTGGTTCTGCACTTACATATATTGCAAGCAATCCATTGCTTACTGACACAGGTTCAATATATTATTTCTTGAGTGGGTCGGCTGTAAGTGAAAGCATTGGAAATCTTACAGCAAAAATAAATGCTTCTGATATTTCTGGTTCTGTTTCAGCATCTGCTGTATCATCGTCAGCATCTACTGCTTCTTTGTTCTTATATGCTAAAATTGGTGGAACTGATGGAAACTCATATACGTTTGCTACTGGTTCAGGTGTAACATCTGCAAGTTTTGCTGGTGGAGAAACAAACATTGGTTCGTGGGAAATGGGAGTTGGTAAGAGAGGAGATAGCCCAATAACTAAAACTGGCGTTAGTTGGGAGTTAAGAACTGGTGTAACTATTGCAGGTATAACTGGCAGTGCTTGGACAAATAGCGGAAGCGACTTTGTTAGTGGTAGTGGATATGAAGCAAGTCAATCATTTGATTTTCAGTCGACTGATTTGCATGTTGATGTAACAACAATAGTTGAGTCTTGGTTAGATGGAACGCTTGATAATCACGGATTTTTAATTAAGAGAAGTGACTCAGACGAAGATAGTATTCTCAATCAAGGGACATTACAATTTTTCTCAAATGAGACACACACAATTTTTAAACCAAGATTAGAAATAATTTGGAAAGATTTTTCGTACAGCACAACAGAGACAGAAACGACTTATACTTATATACAAACATCGTCAAGTGTATCAATGAGTAATAATCCAATACTTTCATATACGACTGAAAGTTTTTATAGTGGAAGTACTGTATTTCCAACAGCATCATATTTTACTATGAGTGGTGACACTTCAACTTGGTATAGTGAAAGTTATTGGTTTGAGACTTCATCTATTTGGTCGTACACATCGAGTATCGCGCTATATCACAGTTCAAGCTATGTGACAAGTTCTGTTACTCAACGTTATGCTTTTACTAGTGGTAGTGATACAATATACAGTGCTAGCATACTTGGAACGACAAGAACTTATAGTCAATTTTATACGGGAAGTTTGGGTAGTGAATTTTTACCAGCAACATCTGCTGACGTATCATATTCAATTGCTACACCGGGAATGACTAGTAGTGACATTTGGAATTATGACCAAAACGGTAGTTATTATTATAGTCAAAGTTTTACTGGTGTAACTGCAAGTTATACATATGTAAGTTCGAGTTTAGTTGGATATGCTACTGCTTCCAGTTCAACAAGCACTCAAGTGATATATCCAATTTCGTCTGAAGATTTTGTAGTTTATATGTCAAATCTTTATAATGAATACAGAAAAGATTCTAAAGTAAGATTTAGAGTTAAAGGTAGAGAACTATATCCACGTAAAAATTATGTTACTGAAAGTTGGACGTATACAAGAGATGAATACTTTTTACCGACTCAATCGTATTATGCTGTTCGCGACGGGTGGGATGAAACTGAGTGGATACCATTTTCATCTTATACACAATTATCAGTAGATACATCGGGTAGTTTTTTTGACCTTTATCTCAATGGACTAGCACCAGAAAGATTATATAGAATAATGTTCAAGGTTGTTCAAGGGTCAATTGAACGAACAATAGATAATAATTATTCATTTCGTATAATAAGATAAAGGATTATTAAATAATGGCAAAACTTCTCAGTAATGTAATATCAATTCAGAATGAAATTGTTAGATTAAAGCAAGACATTAAATCATTCAGTGGTCAAAAATTACAGTCCATTGAAACTCGATTAAGTGCTTATTTAAAACTTCAAGCAGCTGGTGGTCGTGCTCCGACAAAACGTGATGCACTTGGTAACGTGCTTCTTTACGAAGATATATTATTGCCAGGTTCTCAATTACAACGAGCAGATCAATATATAACAGTGGATATGATTAAACCTGATTATGACGATGCTCAAGCAAAAGAGGTATTGAATACTGAAATAAATGAACTTTTTACTTCGGTAGATGCAAGTGAAGTTGCTCGCTTAAGACAACAAATTGAAGATTTACGTCAACAGTTAAAATATTCTCAGGCTTCAATAACATTACAAGGAACTGGTGGTGGTGGAGACGACAAACAAATAATATTTCCATTGAATGCTGTTGTTTTACCGGATGCTACAACAGGTGAAATTTCATCAACACAATTGATAGTTGATATAAATACAGCAATATTTAATGATGCTGATATGAAATTAATACAATTTGGTGCTGGAAATCCATTTTCAATAAGTTGGTGGATAATTGATCATAATAATGGTCAAGTATATTTACAGGGTGTTGATGATACATATATTGGAAGTATTAATAAAAATACTCAATTAGGAGACAAAGATTTAGATGTTGTATTGAAATTAACAACAACTCCTGTTAATTTTAGTGGATGGTATATTCAAGATAATTCTGCTATAACACAGTTTAAGCTCGTTAATTTTTCTAAAATTTCTAATGATGATGTTATCAAGTTTAGATTTATACGTAGACATAATCTCGGGAATTCATTTTTAGATACATATAGAAATACATATTATGTAGTAGCTTCATTTTTGAATGAAGCCCCAAAATTTATTTAAGAGAACAGTGAATGAAAAACTATAAAAATATAGAAGAAATAAAAAATTCGACTCAACAATCTCGTGGGGAAGTGTTTAATGCGTCTGATCTCGATCTCATATGGATTAATGGACAACGTTCTCAATATATGGATGAGTATGATAAACCATATATTATAGAAGAATTTGACGAAACAAAACGAAATACTGTTGAATTAACTGTATATGATATGGATGATAATCAGTTATTCTGGAATGTGTTACCAGGTCCAATTCGTTCATATAATACAATACAACCTAATACGGTTGTTCTTTCTCCTGGTGATGATTTACGTAGTAATGGATTTACTCGTGGTCAATATCGTGTATCATATGAATTTTATCGTGATGTGCTTGGTTCTAATAAAGGCGATAAACTTTATATTGAAGATATTTCTCCTTCTCGTCGTGAGATAAGAGTAAGACCAGTTAAAACGGCTGATATTGTTAAAAATGCCACGTTTAATAATTTAGTAGTAGATTTTTCTGATAATGGGATAACTAAAACTCAATTTAAGTCAGCAATATCGGTTGGTATGACTAGCACAAATAGAAATGAAGTAATTCACGATAAAAAAAGTACTGGATATACTTTATTAACAGTCAATAAATTAGCAGAATTAAAGGCTGTTACTAGAAGAGTCATAATACGAAACACAAACTCATATGAAAGGGATGTTCTTAATTTAGATGATCAAGGATGGATTATCAATAATTCTCTTCCTGCTATAATGGACGAAGTATTTACTGAAGTTTCTTCAGTTGGTATTGAAAAATTTAAATGGAGTCAAACACCTGGTTATGTAGAAATTGCAGCTGCTTGGAGAGAATCTCTTTTTACTTTTATTTATGTAGACCATTACAGTGGAAATGTAGATTATTATATTAATTTTGGTAATGGAAATACTTGTTCTGTTATTAATTGGTTGAGAGACAACAAAACATATCCAGAAGAACCATATTCTATTGTGTTTAAATTATATGAGCCGCTATCAAAAGATATAAAAGAAAAACAACAATTATGGGTTTCTCGTCAAATTACTCGTCCAATAATTGAAAAAGTTTTTTTACTTGGATTTGAAACAGAATTTGAGGATGGAGTTGTATTAAGACCTACTAATTTTGATATTAATGTTGCTGGATTGACTGGTCGTGAAACTGGTTATCAAACTTGGACTGATTTAATATCTACTCAACCATCTACATCACAGGCTATACTTGACCATTTTATGAGCGCATCTAATGATGGTGATATTTCACTTAATATAGATTATGGTGATTACAGCAATTTTATTCATTTTGGTTCAGCCGAAGAACGTCTCAAAAATTTTAAATATAAACTTGAATTAATTGAAAATTATGGTGTTAATATTGGAAAATTAAATACATATGTTGCGAGCACAAATTCAACATATGTTTCACAAAGCAGGGCTGGTTTTAGAACAAAAATACGACAAGTAAAAAATGGATTTGACTCGTATGAAAAACATTTATATTATACTTCTGGCTCTCAATATTCAGGTTCATTAACATCAAATGATACTACTCTTGTCAATGCGATAAATGAGTGGCCTAAGAAAAATAAAAAATATCCATATGTAGTATATGAAACAACGTCATCTAATGCTAAAAACTGGTATGCTGACCAACTTGCTATAACTCAGAGATTTGATACTGATAATATTTATAATTTTAGAAATAATTTACCAGCATACATAACAACTGATGAAAATAATGAAGATTATTTAAATTTTATGTATATGGTAGGACAACATTTTGATACTATTTTTACATATATAAAACAATTAACAAACATTTCTAATAGAGATGAATCTCTATATGAAGGATTAGCAAAGGATTTAACGTATCATGTAGCAAGTTCTCATGGTTTTGATTTATTTAATGGAAATGATAATGCTGAACTTTGGAGATGGGCATTTGGTTATGACCAATATGGCACATATCATACTGGAAGTGTAAGTGGTTCAGGAGAAGATTGGCTCCCATACGGCGACATATCAAAAGAAATTTGGCGCAGGCTTTTAAATAATATGCCATATATAATGAAAACAAAAGGAAGCGAACGTTCAATAAAAGCTCTTCTTTCCTGTTATGGAATACCAACATCATTACTGACTATTAGAGAATATGGAGGTCCCGATCCAAGAGACTATGATGACATTCAAGACAAGTCGGCTTGGATATTTGAGGATTTTGTTTATGCTATTGATTTTGAAGCAAGTCAAAGCGTCACTTCAACTTGGGGAGTATTAACTGGTAGTAATTATCCTCACACAATTGAATTTAGAGCTGCTTCTGCTCCAACATATAATAATCCATCAAGCAGTGTAGGTTTAGGAGATGCTAAACCGACTCAATCGATAGTTGCTGCGGATGACTGGTCAATAAATCTTATAAATTCTGGTTCTGGGTTTGGATTTTTCCAATTTGCTATTAATGATGGCGCTCAAGAATGGTCAATGAAAACCGATAGATACAGATATTATGATAATGAATTTAATTCAGTTATGTTGAGATATAGTTCTTCGGCTGGCGCTGATGATACTCTCGAATTATGGACGAAAAAGGCTGAAGGAGATACAGTTGTATTTTATTCTTCAGCAAGTCTTTCGATGAGCGCTGAAATGTCAGGAAACTTTTTTGCTGCTTCAACACTTTATATTGGAGGTGAAACGACTGTTACTAATTGGGGACAAAATTTCACAGGTTCAATACAAGAATTTAAGATGTATCAAACTGCTCTTTCTGAGTCGATTTGGACGAATCATGTAAGGTGGCCAAAATCATATAATTCTAATACTCCAAAAAATACATATACTGACTTACAATTAAGATATTCATTTGATGACCCTAAAAATCATTCATCTGATGCAACTGTGACTGATGTTAAAGCAAATCAACATTATACGAATGTAGGAACAGCTAATAATTTTGATAATTCAATAAATTATACTCCTCGAACTGAAGAGTTTGCTGCGTTGTCGCCTAATATTGGTGGAGGACGATTCATAAATAATAAAATACGAATTGAAAATAATGAATTAATTTCTACTTTGAGTCCGCGACAAAGGTCTGAGTTAGGTGCTTATGATAGGTCTCCAAATGATTCTCCCAAATTGGGAATTTATTTCAGTCCATTGGATGCTATAAATAAAGATATAATTGCGACATTTGCGGGAATTGATCTTGCTGGAGAAATGGGTGATCCTCGTGATAGATTTGAAGATAATTATAGAGACCTTAAAGAATTACAGTGGGAATATTGGAAAAAATATACTGATAGACCTCAATTTAATGATTATATTAGAGTCATCAAACAATATGATCAATCATTTTTTAATCAATTAAAAGCATTAATTCCTGCTCGTGCTAAACCAGTTATTGGTGTATTGATTGAGCCGAACATACTTGAACGATATAAAGTAAAGTGGTATCCAGTAACAAAGGAACGAAATGATTATGAAGCCAATTCTATTTATCCAACAAATTATGTAACTCAAAGTTGGGAAAAATATGATTTTGATACTACTATTAAATTAGCATACTCAAGTGCTTCTGAATATATTTTATATGAAGCAGAAGTTGATATGGATTTACAGGGCTCATCAAGTTATTATGTGGGCGAACAACAATTTATTCCAATGGTTTTGCCTATTCAAGATACTCAAACTGGTTCTTTTGAAATAAGAAGAGTTTATACCCACGTAACTTCGTCAGTTGCTGCTAATGGCGCAACTACGTATAGTCGTTTGGTGTCTTGGACTGAAGCCGATGGAACAAAAAGATATAGTAGTTATTATGATGTTTATGATTTAAATCAACACAGTTGGATATTAGAGTTTAGAGAATTACAATATAATATGTGGTATGGAGGAACATTAAATACAATTGAAACAACATTTGATGGAAAGGAACCTGTTGAAATTACATATACTAATCCTAATAAATTAAAAGCAACGAATACAGGACCTTCAAGAATAATAGTTGAATAATATGATTAAACTAAAAAATTTGTTAGAATTTTCTTTAACTAAATATGGAAGTCGTGTTGGAACGATTAAAGAAGGAAAATTGTTTGCGTCAAATTCTATTATTAAAAAAATGGTATATCATTATACATCAAAAAGCAATAAAGAAAAGATTTTACAAACTGGGTTTTTTCCTAAACCTGGAGGTGCTTATGGTGCTGGAATATATTTTTCTGTATTTAAAGATTTATTTAAAGGACATGGAAATGTAAAATTAAATTGTTTTATAGATATTAAAAAATCAATTAAAATATCAGACAAAAAAAGTCATGATAAATTTAGAGAATATTTTAAAAAAATATTAAATATATATGGTAAAGATTTTGATAAAGTTTGGAGTGAAATTGGAGAACAAAAACTTTCCTGGGATACAGTAAGAATATTTAAAAAATTAAAATACGACTCTGTTGTAATTGGCAACGATGCGGAAATTGTTGTCTTTGAGTCAAAAAATATTTTTGTAGTTGAATAATATGATTAAATTAAAAGATTTATTAAAAGAAGAATTAATAGGTAAATATAAAGATACTTATGAAGTGTTTAAGAATCCAAAATCCATTAAAAGAATGAGTGGGTGGTCAAGAGGTATTAGTTTTCCTAATGGAGATTTATTTGTTATTGATGGTGGAGATGTTGTTCATACTTCTTTTTCTCGCTGGTTGAATTCAAATGGTTATTCAAATCCAGACGAATCATCTATAGAAAAAGTAATAACAAATGTGGTGCGTGGATATATTGAATGGCAGAGAAAAAATTATACAAATGATTTTTATTTAAGTGAATCAACTCCAACATATGATCCTGATTTTTATGTTGAAAAAAAATATATACCCTATTTTAAAAAATATAGTAAAAAAGTAAAGGCAAAAAACCCAAAATGCAATTTTATATTAAAAGGAATATGGGATGATTAAACTAAAAGATTTGTTGAATGAAGAATTAATAGGTAAATATAAAGATACTTATGAGGTATTTAAAAATCCCAAATCTATAAAAAGAATGGAGCCAGGAATACGAGGAATTAGTTTTCCCAATGGAGATTTATTTGTTATTGATGATGCATGGTATGTAACACATTCAATGTTCCACAAATGGTTAGTTGAACAAGGATATAAAATAAAATATGGTCAGACACTTAAAGATTTAGCAGAAAATATAAAAATTGGTTATATAGATTGGCAACGAGAAGGAAAATCAAATAATTTTTATTTGAGTGAGTCTACAATGTTTGAAGATAGTCTGTATCTTTTTAAAGATGAACTAATGCCTCCTTTAAAAAAATATAGTAAAAAGGTAAAGGCAAAAAACTCAAAATATAATTTTATATTAAAAAGAATAGAAAATTAAAACTATTTATATTTATATATGATTATAAAATATAGGATTAAAAATTTATGAATGATAAAAAAATACCATTATGTGAATGTGGTTGTGGAAAACAAGTAAATAAAATAACTAATAGATATTTAGTTGGTCATAGTGGTGGTGGTTTTTGGCAAAATAAATATAATAAAGATTCTGATGAATATAAACAAATAGTTAAAAAAATAAAAAAATCTACATCAGAATCAATGGTTGGCATTAAAAAAACAAAAAAACATTGTAATAATATTGCTGCAGGAAGAAAAAATTGGATAAAAAATAATAGAAATTATTTTAATGAAATAACAATTAAAATGAAACAAACAAAAAATATTCAATCTGAAAAGGGAACGTTGTCAGAAAAACATTATGTTAATAATAAAAAGAAAAATGAAATAAATGATATTTATAAAAGAATAGTAAAAAAGGCTAATAATACAAAAAATAATAAAAAAGAATTAGGAATATATCCTGATATATGGAATAAAGGAAAAAATAAATTTAATGACAGTAGAGTAGCTAAATATTCTCGAGAAAATCATTATTTATGGAATCCAAATAAAATTAATGAATATGATGATATGTTTTATAATCCAAATTATAGAAAATATTTATTAGAACGTCAAAATAAAATATGTATTTTATGTGACACTGATAAGTATACACTATGTCTTCATCATATAGATAAAAATAAAAAGAACAGTAAAGAAGATAATTTAGTATATGCGTGCAGAAAATGTCATTTAATTATACATAAAACATATGATGTTATGACTAAACATATAAAGGAGAAAATGAATGGGATATTTAGATAATAGTACTATCTCAGTAGAAGCGATAGAGATGTCGCACTTTACAGTAATGTAAAGGTAAAGAATTGGGCAAAAACGGTGAAGGCTGAGATGCTAATACCGTGCTAAACAACTAAATTTCGAAAGGTTAGTTGTCAGTGTAGAGCATAGTAGATGAATAAATATAATTCTACCAAGAGTGCCCGACAACCTGAATAGGTTGAAAATGTATGCCGAACTTATGAGAAATGAATCATAAGAACTGTTAGATAAAAAACTGACAGGATAACAAATTGACTCACAAAAAAAGGTAGAGAAATACTATCTAAAGGCGGAACATTACGTGTAACCAGGTTTGCTCTTGCTGACGATGAAATTGATTATTCGCTTTGGCAAGCAGACCATCCTCTTGGAACGAATTATTATGGAGCAATAATTGAGGGAATGCCTGTATTAGAAGCGCATCCTGATGAAACGCAAGTAATGAGATACAAACTCGTGACATTGGATAAAAAGACGACAAAGATGCCAATTGTAACGCTTCCATACACAGCAATTCAACTTGGTCGTGATGGTTCAACTGCTGACATAGTTCCATCAACGAGATATTACGAAGATGATACATATGGATATA